CCCCTGCCCCGCCGCCGCCTGTCATGCCTGCTGAGGCCGCCCCCGTGCCCCAGACGATCAAGCAGGACAAGGCCCCCACGGTGAAGGCCCCTACCAGCCAGAAACAGCAAACAGCCACAGCTGTGCAGGGAGCAAGGGCTTTGACTATTCCAATGAGTCAGCCGACCGCTAGCGGTCTGAACATACCGAAATGAAAGAACTAGCCCAATCCCGCTATCAAGCGATGGTCGTGGATAGGCAACAGTTCCTCGATTCTGCCAGGGAGTGCGCGAAGGTGACTCTCCCATATCTGATCACCGAGAATGGTCAGACACCGGGAGCCAAGCTACCCGTACCCTGGCAGAGCGTAGGAGCTAAGGGCGTCAACGTGCTGGCATCCAAGCTGATGCTCAGCCTATTCCCAGTCAATACCAGCTTCTTCAAGCTGCAGATCAACGATGCCGAGCTGATGGCTCTGCCTGAGCTGACCCCAGAGGTTAGGTCTGAAGTGGATCTTTCCCTCTCCAAGCTGGAGAGGATGATCATGCAACAGATCGCTGAATCCTCAGATCGGGTCATGCTCCATGCCGTCATGAAGCATCTGGTCGTCACAGGCAATGGCTTAGTCTATGCCGGGAAGAAAGCCCTGAAGGTCTATCCTCTGGACCGCTTTGTTGTCTCCCGTGACGGAGACGGCAACGTCGTAGAGATCATTACTAAAGAGAGTGTTAGCCGGCAACTCCTGCCTAAGGAGTTCCAATCCCCCCTGCAGTTCAGCAAGGACGTGAACAGTCCTGGCGAGGACGGCCCGAAGATGGGTGTGACGGGGGCCGGCTCGGAGGATGAAGCACTGGTCTACACCTGGGTGAAACTGCAGGATGGCCAGTGGACGTGGTTCCAAGAAGTAGACGGGAAGGTGATACCCGGGTCGAAGAGCAATGCTCCGAAGGCTAACTGCCCCTGGATCCCTCTCCGCTGGAACGTTGTTGATGGTGAGGACTACGGGCGTGGCCGTGTCGAGGAGTACCTAGGGGACCTGAAGTCCCTGGAGGGGCTGATGCAGGCCCTTGTGGAGGGCTCTGCAGCGGCTGCGAAGGTGGTCTTCCTGGTGAGCCCGAGTAGTGTCACCAAGCCCCAGAGCCTGGCCCTGGCCAGCAATGGAGCGATCATCACCGGCCGCCCTGACGATGTGGGGGTGGTGCAGGTAGGTAAGACGGCTGACTTCAGGACGGTTCAGGAGATGATCCGCGACCTGACCTCACGCCTGTCTGATGCCTTCCTGATCCTCAACCCTCGCCAGTCGGAGCGCACCACCGCCACCGAGATCGCTGCCCTGCAGCAGGAGCTGAACGAACAGCTGGGTGGCATCTTCGGCAACCTGACGACAGAGCTGCTCCAGCCGTACCTGAACCGGAAGCTGGCCATGCTCCAGCGCAGCAAGTCGATCCCTCCCCTGCCCAAGGGTCTGGTCATGCCCACCGTGGTGGCTGGCCTGGGGAACGTTGGTCGTGGTCAGGACAAGCAGGCCCTGATGGAGTTCGTTACCACCGTGGCCCAGGGTATGGGTCCTGAGGCCCTGGCACAGTACATCAACCCCACCGAGTTCCTGAAGCGCCTGGCAGCTGCCTCTGGCATCGACACGCTGAACCTGATCAAGGATCCAGCGACGATGGAGCAGGAGGCTGCACAGATGAAACAGGACGCCATGATGCAGCAGCTTGTCGGACAGGCAGCTGGTCTGGCCAAGTCGCCAGTGGGCGAGCAACTTATCCAGCAGATGAATGGAGCAGGACAACAGCAAGGAGGTGAAGCCCTCCCGCCGGCAGGCCCGCAAGGCTGACGGCAAGTATTCCGAAGTACCACCTAAGGAAGTTGAGCATACGCTTCCTAAGGATGTGAAGTACACAGTGAAGCCGAAGGTGGATGGTACGACCGGCACCGCTGGTAAGTACGGAAAGCGCAAGCCAATCCGTCCCACGTTCGGTAACGTCCATACGATTACTCACTAATGCCTACCTATACATTCGACCCATCAGAAGAGGGCCCGACTCCTGCCGAGCAGGAAGCGTTGGCAGCTGCCCTGGAGCAGGGTGAGAAGCTGCAGGCAGCACAGGACGCTGACCGGGCGGCCCGGATGGAAGACCTCCAGAAGCAGACCGAGGAAGTCGCTCTGATCGGAGGTAAGTTCAAGTCACAGGAGGACCTCCTGAAGGCCTACAAGGAGCTTGAGGCCAAGCTGGGGGGTAAGACACCTGAGGAGGCCGAGGAGCCCACAGAGGAGCAGCCAGAGGCCTCTGAGGAGGTTCCTGAGCAGCCAGAGGAGTTGGATCACTTCGCCAAGGCTGCTGCCGAGTACGAGAGCGGTCAGCTCTCAGATGAGACCATCGAGGAACTCTCCAAGATGGACTCCAAGGAGCTGATCAAGAAGTACGTGGAGTTCTACACCAAGAACTCACAGCAGCAACAGGCCCAGGCTGTGGCCGAGTCCGAGCAGGCTGCCATCAAACAGATTGCTGGTGGCGATAAGGGCTATGCCGAGATGATCCAGTGGGCCGCTGGAAACCTGGATCAGAACGAGATCAACGCCTTCAACAACGTCACCAACTCTGGCAACGTTGATGCGATCAAGTTCGCGGTGGAAGCTCTGAACAATCGCTACAAGGCGGCCGAGGGCCATGAGGCCCCACTGCTGTCTGGCAAGACGGCGAAGTCCCGTGGACCCCAGCCGTACCGCTCACAGGCTGAGCTGGCCAGGGATATTTCCAATCCCAAGTATGACAAGGACCCTGCGTTCCGCGAGGACGTAATGGCCCGCCTGGCTGCTAGTCAGGATCTTCTCTAATCGGATCGGGAGCACCTCAGTGTCGGACTCCCTTTTCTTTGCCTTTGGCCCTCTGCGGAGGATAACCTTAGGCGCCCGGCACTACCCCCCGGCCAAGGGGTAGACAAGCAACAGAACGTTCTCACATAAGACAGGTAGCTCCTGTTTGGTTCATATCGTAAACTCTTCCCTAGCCGGGTACAATGACCAACATCGCTAACATTGGGGTTCCCACAGCCGTCAACTATGACGGCAACTCCGCTCTTACTAACGCCCAGCGCCGCGAACTTGCCCTGAAAGTCTTCAGCGGCGAAGTGTTCACTGCCTACAACAACGCCTCGATCTTCAAGGGCCTTGTTCGTAACTACAGCCTCCGTGGCGCCAAGTCCAAGCAGTTCCTCTTCAGCGGCACTCTGACCGCCGGGTACCACACCCCTGGTACTCCGCTGCTGGGTGATGACCCGCTGAAAGTGAATGAGAAGACCATCGTGATGGATGACCTGCTGGTTGCCAGCCAGTTCATCTACGACCTCGATGAAGTTCTCTCTCACTACAACCAGCGTTCCGAGATCGCCAAGCAGATTGGTGAAGCCCTCGCCAAGCACTACGACGTGCGTATCGCCCGTGTGCTCGACAAGGCCAGCCGTGAGTCCAGCGTGGTGACCGGCGAGCCTGGGGGCTTCGAGATCAGCATTGGCTCTGGCAATGAGTACAACGCTCAGGCCCTGGTCGATGGCTTCTTCGAGGCTGCTGCTGTGCTCGATGAGCGCAACGCTCCCCAAGAGGGCCGCAAGGCTGTGCTGTCTCCTCGTCAGTACTACAGCCTGATCTCCTCGGTTGACACCAACATCCTGAACCGCGAGTTCGGCAACGACCAAGGTGATCTGAACAGCGGCAAAGGCCTCTACAGCATCGCTGGTATCCGCCTGTATCGCTCCAACAACCTCCCCTTCCTGTCGGCCTATAACACCGACGTGACGGGCGAGAACAACGACTACAGCGACACCAACAACACCAACTGCGGCCTCATCTTCCACACGGAAGCTGCAGGTGTGGTTGAAGCTGTCGGCCCCTCGGTCGAAACTACTTCTGGCGACTTCCACGTCCAGTATCAGGGCGACCTGATCGTGGGCAAACTCGCCATGGGCTGCGCTTCCCTCAACGTGAAGCTGGCCGGCTCTATCCAAGCTCAGGCTTGATCTAGCCCTTGGGGACTTCGGTCCCCTCGGGGCTCCCCATTCCCTAGAAATGAAATGGCTCACAAACTGACTCTGCTCAAGGCTGTCAATATCGTCCTGTCGAATGTTGGCCAGGCCCCGGTAACAACAACTGAATCCACCAACCCTATGGTCGCTCTGGCCCTGGGGATGATCGATGAGGTGTCTCATGCTGTCCAGTCTGAGTGCTGGCAGTTCAATACCGAGAAGGACTACCCGTTCACCCCAGACGGTGACGGCAATATTGTCATACCAGATAACGTCCTGACCATTGATGTCCACAACATCTACAACAAGGACCCAATCATCCGAGACGGTAGGCTCTACGACAAGGTAGATCACACCTACGAGTGGGATGAGGCCATCGAGGCGGATGTTGTCTGGTTCTTTGACTTCGAGGATCTGCCTGAGGTCTTCAAGCAGTACATCACAATCCGTGCGGCAAACCTCTACGCAGGCCGTGCTGTGGGCTCTGTTGAGGCGGTGAAGTATTCCGAGCGGGAGGAAGGCAACGCCCGTGCAGCCTGCATCGAGTATGAGACTCGCCAGGGTGACTACAACTTCCTTGGCAACAGCGACGGGTGGGCGCCCGTGACATACATGCCCTTCAACGCAATCCGTAGGTGAGATGGCTTCTGTAACCCAAACCATTCCGAATATGCTTGGTGGGGTCAGTCAGCAGCCTGATTCCATCAAACTCCCAGGCCAGGTACGGGAGGCAATCAATGTGTACCTGGATCCTACCTTCGGCTGTCGCAAGCGCCCTGGAACCTCTTTCGTTGGTCTGCTGGCAGATGACATTCCAGAGACGGCAAAGTGGTTTCCGATCTTTCGGGACGCCAATGAGAAGTACGTCGTAGCAATCTACAGAGATGACGCGGAAGTCCTGAATCTCCGTGTGTGGGATGCCCAGACAGGGGTAGAGCGCACCGTTGTGATTGCTGATGGGGCTGGTGACTACTTTGAGGGCTCAGACCTCTCAGACATCAAGCATCAGTCGATTGGGGACTACACACTGATCGCTAATCCCAACAAGGTGGTTTCGATGGGAGGTGGCGGTGTAGCAGCCGTAGAGGAAGCCTTTGTAGTCATCAGCTCGGCCGGGTATAACACCACCTACTCCATCGACCTAACAAACGATGGCGCGAGTGAACAGACGAAAGTTTATAGGGCCTCAAAGCTGGAGGTAATACCTGGCAGCTACGAGGTACAGGACGCTGGCGTCTGTCTAGCCAACGGAGCTGAGTCGTTCTCGATTGATCACGAGACTGACCCAAACAAAGTAGACCTGCAGTTCAGGATCTCGAACGTCTGCAGTTCTTACCTGAAGAAGATAACGAACTACAAGATCACCGGCCTGACCGCTAACTTCCCTGCGCTTACTTATACGACTGAGTACAACTACGCCACTCGTAGGTGGGAGTCCGTAGAGCATGATCCAATGGATCCTTACTACGATCAGACAGTAAGCTACACAGCTCCAGGCGGGGACTTTATACAGTACAAGTTCACAAAGAGTACAGTAAACGGGTACACCCGTAGATCAGTTGTACTACTGGCTTATAGCAATGATGATAAGCTTTTCAAGACCGGCAGTTCTTGGGTCTGCCCGTTATCTGGTGTAACGGTCTCCGTCAGTGGTGTCTCTGGTAAGACTACAGAGGCGTATGTGTCACGGTACAACTGCTCGATCATCTTAAACAATGGTGGTAGCGGCTGGCGTGTTGGCGACATAGTAACTGCCACAGTGGAGGGTAAGGAGTTCCAGGTCAAAGTGACCGAGGAGGCTTTCTCCTACGTCTATGCCAGTGATGGTACGGCCACCTACACAACGCCGCAAGACGCTACGGTAGGCACACTGAGTATTGACGATATTACGCAGAATCTGGTAACAGACATCAACGCTATCGACAACTACGTTGCAGACAGTACCGGCAACGTCATCAGGATACGCAGAGATGACGGGCGGTCGTTCAACGTCTCCACTAGGTCTGGAGCGATCAACAGTGCGATGTCGGTAGTCAAAGGAACTGCCCTGGACATTGCTTCCCTCCCTACACAGTGCTGGGACGGAACAGTAATCAAGGTAGTGAACACCGACAAGAGCGGTTCCGACGACTACTACGTCAAGTTCAACGGAGCAGCAGAGGGCATACCTGGAGCAGGTAACTGGCTTGAAACCGTATCCCCAGGAATACCGACCGACTTCAACAGCTCCACGCTGCCTCATGCCCTTGTGCGCCTGGCAGATGGGAGCTTTGAGTTTGGGCCGCTTGGTACAGACTCTGAGGTTGACTCCTGGAAACCAAGAGAGGTAGGGGACGTAATAACAAACCCAGACCCTAGCTTCGTAGGATCTACGATCCAGGGGATGTTCTTCTATTTTAATAGGCTGGCGTTCCTGACCAAAGACACAGTGGTACTGAGCCGGCCGGGAGATTACTTCAACTTCTGGACCAACTCAGCCCTGGCTGCTTCTGATGCTGACCCCATTGATATGGGCACATCCTCCAGCAGTCCGTCTACACTGAAAGCAGCCGCTGTGACTGCCAAGGGTGTAGTCATCTTCTCCGATTCTGGTCAGTACCTGCTCAAGACAGAAGAGGCCAACTTTGCACCTGACACCGCAGAGATCAAGTCGATCTCCAGTTATGCGTATCAGTCGTCGGTGCCACCGATGGATCTGGGTGTGAGCCTGTTCTTCGTGACATCTGCTGACTCGTACTCGAAGATCCTGGAGATGTCTATTGACAGCCTGCAGGGTCGGCCAGTTGTAGCAGATGACACAAGGATCGTACCAAAGTACATCC